AATAATAGACATTAAGGATTTACTATATAAATTCGGAAAAGAAGATTTAACCTATAGTGAATTAACTGAAGAATTAAACGAGATAGCGAAAGAATGGCATAATGAACGGATAAGACTAATAGCTGATGAGTTTGAAGATTATATAAATACAAAGTGGGATAAAGAGCAGAATACAGAGCATTTTGATAAACTTTTAGATTTATTGCATTTATGAAACAACAAACAGCCGTTGAATTTCTCTTTATTCAGATTTATGAAAAATTTGAAATGAAAGGAGATGGCAGATTGATGGATGAAATATTAGAACAAGCCAAGCAGATGGAGAAAGAAAACTTTGTTAAGTTCTTTGTTTGGTTTCGGGATAACGGCGAAAAATACATTGGGATGTCTATTGAAGAATTTGTTGAGCAATACTACAAAGAAACCTATGAATAAAAAGTACATATTCATATTAAGAGATGGCTTGAGATATGAAGTAGACCAAAATACTTATGATTATTTTATTAGTTGTTCAACAATGTTTGATATAATTACTTTACAACTAGAGCATGGAAGGGTAATGATATATAAGCACTATATACAAGCTATAGAGATAATAGATTAGTTTTGCACCATTCATACACCAAATGTAAAACGTATTATATTAATACTTATGTTTGGGTGTGGCATATTCTACAGAAGAACTTATAGAGTACGCATTAAAAGCGATTAATGAAGAAGATTGCACCGAAATATGTGAGGTCTGTCTTTATATGCCATGTTCTAAGGCTACATTTTATAACCATGAGTTAGATAAATTAGACGTTATAAAAGAGGCATTAGATGCTAAAAGAATTCAGCTAAAAAAGAAAATGAGACGTAACTGGAGAAATAGCGACAATGCTACTCTACAGATTGCGGATTTTAAATTAATGGCTACAGATGCTGAATTAGAGAAACTTACAATAAATAAAGTTAAGACAGACCAGAATTTAACCATACAGGGAAAACCTACAATAGCTATAGAGTTCCATGATTCAGAAGGTGAAAGCGAACAAAACGGCTAAGAAAACGATAGAAGCTCTTTTACATAGTGATAAAAGGTATATAGTCAATGAGGGGGGTTCTAGAAGTGGTAAGACATACGGAACTATCCAAATGCTTATCTATTACGCAGTAAACTATCCTAAGACTAGAATAACCATTACTTCACATTCATTACCACACCTTAAGAAAGGTGCTATGAGGGACTTTATAGAGATAATGAATGAATGGGGATGGTATTCTGAAACAGAACATAATAAGACTGATGGAGTGTATAACTTCGATAATGGCAGTTATATTGAGTTCTATGGATTAGAAGATGCAGATAAAGCTAGGGGTTCTAGTAGAGATATCTTATTTATCAATGAGGCGAACTTACTTAGTAAGGCTTTATTTGACCAGTTAGATATGCGAACTACTTTTAAGGTAATAATAGACCTTAACCCTGCAGACTTCGATGTATGGTGTTACCAAATAGCTGATGGAGACAATGCCGTAAAGATTCATTCTACTTACAAGGATAATATCTTTTTAAGTGAGGTACAGAAAAGGGTAATTGAATCCTACAAAGAAGCTGATGAGATGATGTGGCGGGTGTACGGATTAGGACTAAGGGGAACGAGTAGGGAACAGATTTACACGCATTGGAAATTAGTAGATTCTATTCCTGAAGGCCAAGTAGTATATGGATTGGATTTTGGGTTTAATGTACCTACTGCATTAGTTAGGGTAACCCTTTACGAAAATGCGGTTTATGTAAAGGAAATGCTTTACAAAACAGGACTAACTACTATAGACTTAATAAATGTGTTAAAGGATAGCATAGACAACAGACACGCTGAAATATATGCTGATAGTGCAGAACCTAAGACTATAGAAGAAATATACAGACAAGGATATAACATAAGACCATCAGACAAAGATGTAACAGAGGGGATAAGGAAAGTAAAATCATTTCCGTTATACATTCATAAGGATAGTGTAAACCTGATTAATGAGATAAAGAAGTATAAATGGAAGGTAGATAAGAATGAGAAAGTCCTAGATGAACCAACAAAAGAGAATGACCACCTTTTAGATGCTATGCGATACGCTATTATGACAAAAACAAAACAGCCAAAATTAGATTGGCTAGTATTATAAAATGGGTATATTCAACATATTCAAGGGTCTTAACCCTAGTAAAATAATTGTAGGAGGTCAGAAACCAATAGTATTTGGTACTGCTCCTATAGCATCTTACACTAAACAAAAGTCTGTAGAAGAAGGGTATGCATCAAATGCTGATGTATATTCAATTATTAATCTATTAGCTAGAAAGGCTGCTTCTATTCCGTGGTATGTTTATAAGAAGAAGAATGGCAGTAAAGCTAGAGTTAGCCTAGAAAGATATAAGCAATTAAGTAAAGGAATAGGAAACACAGGTGCTTTTGAACGTGCTATAATAGAAAGAAGTAAGGCATTAGAATCAGATGAAATTATTTCAGATTCTCCTTTAGCTAGATTATTAGCGAATCCTAACCCAAATCAGGGTCAGGATAGTTTCTTTGAGAATCTTTATGGATTCCGTTTTCTTACAGGTGAGGGTTTTATTTGGGGTAATGATGGAGGTAGTGATAGTGATAACGCTCCTTTTGTAGAGATGTTTGTACTACCTAGTCAGTTGATGGAGCATTACCCTGACCCTAATGACATCTTCGCTATTAGCGGATGGAAACTAATGTTTGGTACAGGCATGAACCTGCCAAAAGAAGAAGTTTTACATTGGAAAACATGGAATCCTAAAGGGGATGTTTATACAAGGGATTACCTAAGAGGATTCAGTCCATTAGAAGCAGCTTATAAGACGTTAATAATGGCTAATGAAGCTGAGACTGCAGGGTATAGCATGATGAAGAATGGAGGTGCTAAAGGTGCTTTAGTACCTGAACCTATTAATGGAGTTATGCCACAATTAACACCTGAACAGGCTGCAATGGTAAAAGCTCACGTTAATGACAATGTAAATAAGGCTATCAATAAAGGCAATATAGATGTATTTCAGTCTCCCTGGAAATACTTAGATTTTGGTTTAAGTAGTGTAGATATGCAGCTAATAGAAAGCCAAAAAATAACCCTAGAGAAATTATGTAGAGTTTTTGGAGTACCTGCTATATTATTTAATACGGATTCATCTTCATATAACAATTACCAGAACGCATTAAGAGACTTAGTAACTAATACTATAGTTCCTGCTATTAGTTCATTAAGGGATGAAATGAACAGATGGTTAATTAATCGTAATGGTTCAGGAGATGAATATATAGACTTTGACATTCAGGCATTACCTGAGTTACAAGCTGATATAGCTAAGTTAGTAAATGGACTTAGTCAGGCTTCATGGCTTACATATGATGAAAAGCGAATAGCTACAGGATATGAACCTAAAGGCGGTGCTTTTGAAGAAGCCTATGTAAATAGCGGATTAATTCCATTAGGTGAAGTGAGTATGAATAGCAGTATGAATGATGATAATTTATTAGATAGCATGATATGACATTAGAGCCTGAATTGTGGGAAAAGGTGATGGATAGATTCCCTAAACTAGAGAAAGAAAGGACTTGTAGATTAGAGAGGGAATTAAGGCAACAGGCTAGAATGAGTTTTTATAAAAGATTATATGAACAATACTCAGAGACTAAGATACTGGAGACAAAACGAGAGAATTCTGAGGTCATATGATAAAAAATACTTTCCTGCTTTTTTACGAGTATTTAAGCGGATGGTAGATAAGTTCATTGAAAATAGGTATGCAGGGGAGTTTCTAGATGAAGAATTGGTAGATGTTTATGCTAAGATGTATAAAGAGATTGTTATACGTTTTGGTAATGAACAATACAAAAGACTAGAAAAGAACGTAAATAAGCAATTTGGATTCAATCCTGAATGGACTGCTTTTGTTAATGAGTGGATAGCTACTGAAGGTTTTAGAATGGTTACTTATGTTAGTGGTAACATGAGAAATGTAATTCTAAAGGTAATTAGTCAGGCTACTCAAGAAGGTGTAGAACAGGGATTAGGAGCAGATGAAATAACTAGGCTTATATTAGAAAGATTAGAAGAATTAAAGGTAGGTACAATAGGTAGGTATATAGCTGAAAGGATTGTAAGGACTGAAACGATAAGAGCTGCTAATTTAGGACACATGAAGGGAGCAGAAAAGTATAGGTTTCAGGTGTTGAAGGTTTGGGTAGCTGCAAATGATGAAAGGACTAGGAGATTCCCTAGAGATGAATTTTCACACATTGCATTAGATGGACAAAGCAGGGAACTGAATGAACCATTTAAGCAAACAGGAATGAAAGGTACAGAAGCAGTAGCCATGCAGCCAGGAGACCCAAATGCACCTGCAGGGTTTACGATTAATTGCAGATGTACGATAGCATTTGAGCCTAAACGTGATGAAAATGGTAGGTTAATACCTAAAATTGGATAAGATGAATGAACATTATAAAACAAAGAAAATAGAACCAGTAGAATATATA